GGTTCAACCTCGAATGCTTTAGATAAAGGGGGAGCTAATTTTAAAAAGTTATATGGAAATTCTAATGTAACAAAAAGAAACAGGAACGGACAAACAGCATCTGGTTTATATTCTTTATTTATTCCAATGGAATGGAATTACGAGGGTTTTATAGATGAGCATGGTATGCCTGTATTTAACACGCCTAAGGAAACAGTATTGGGCCCATTAGGAGACGTTATAGACGTCGGAGTTATAGAACACTGGGATAATGAAGCAGATGGCTTAAGAGGAGACCAGGATGCTTTAAACGAATTCTATAGACAGTTCCCCCGCACAGAGGAGCATGCTTTTAGGGATGAAACAAAAAACAGTATATTTAACTTGGTTAAGATATACGAGCAAATAGATTACAACGAAGATCTTGGTAATACAAATGTAGTTACTACTGGCAATTTTCAGTGGGCTAACGGCATTAAAGATTCAACTGTTATATTTACACCAAATCCAAGTGGAAGATTTAAAATATCGTGGGTTCCAAGCAGTGCTTTACAGAATAGACAAATAGTAAAGAATGGATTAAAAAGTCCAGGCAATGAGCACATGGGTGCATTTGGTTGCGATAGTTATGATATATCTGGAACAACAGATGGCCAAGGTTCCAAAGGAGCTTTGCATGGGTTAACTAAATTCAGTATGGAGGATCATCCAGTTAATACTTTCTTTTTAGAATATATTGCTAGACCTCAAACTGCTGAAATATTTTTTGAAGACGTATTAATGGCATGCATATTTTATGGAATGCCTATACTAGCAGAGAATAATAAGCCTAGGTTATTGTACTACTTTAAAAGAAGAGGATACAGGGGTTATTCAATGAATAGACCAGACAAGCTTTGGAACAAGCTATCAGTAACTGAAAGAGAAATTGGCGGTATGCCTAACTCGAGTGAAGATATAAAGCAAGCTCACGCAGCAGCTATCGAAACGTATATTGACAAACACGTTGGTTTACAATCAGATGGACAATATGGAGCAATGTATTTTAATACAACGCTAAACGATTGGGCAGGATTCGATATAAATAAACGAACAAAGTTTGATGCAGCAATAAGTTCAGGGTTAGCAATAATGGCTTGTAATAGACATTTATACTACCCAAGACCTCAAGTAGAAAAGAATAAAATAAATTTAAAAATAGCTAAATACACCAACACTGGTGGTTTATCAAAAATAATGAAAAAATAAAAATATGGCTACCACTCCTATAACAAGTTATTTTCCAAGCCAAATAGCTAGTGACCAAGAAAAAATGTCATTAGACTACGGGACCACTATTGGTAGAGCTATAGAAAATGAATGGTTTAGTTCCGATAATGGGAACGGCAGGTTCAAAAGTAACCAAGCAACCTTTCATAATCTTAGATTATATGCTCGAGGAGAGCAGCCAATTCAAAAATATAAAGATGAGTTATCAATTAATGGTGATTTATCATATTTGAATTTAGACTGGAAGCCTGTGCCAATTATACCTAAATTTGTAGATATAGTTGTTAATGGAATTTCAGATAGACAATTTGATATAAAAGCATACTCTCAAGATCCATACGGCGTTAACAAAAGAACTAAGTATATGGAATCTCTTATTAGAGATATGCAGACTAAAGAATTAAATGAATTTGCTAAAGCAGAATTTGGGGTTAATTTATTTGAAAACAACCCTGAAGATTTACCTAAAAATAAGGAAGAGCTGGATTTACACATGCAACTAAGTTATAAGCAGCAAGTTGAATTAGCAGAAGAACAGGCTTTAAATGTTTTATTAGATGGTAATAAATATGATTTAACTAAAAGACGCTGCAATTATGATTTAACCGTAATAGGTATTGGAGCCGTTAAAAACACTTTTAGCAAAGCAGAAGGAGCTTTAGTTGATTACGTGGACCCCGTAAATTTAGTATGGTCTTACACGGATTCTCCGTATTTTGATGACATATATTATGTAGGAGAAGTTAAAGCAGTTCATTTAAACGAACTTAAAAAAGAATTCCCTCATTTAACTAATGATGATCTACAAAAAATAGCAGGTCAAAATACAAGCAACAATGGCTTTTATGACAGAACCCTTAGTAATTCGGATTATGACGATTCAAATACTGTTCAGGTTCTTTACTTTAATTACAAGACTTTTTCAAATGAAGTTTACAAGGTTAAGGAAACCGCTACGGGAGCAGCTAAAATAATTCCTAAAACAGATGAATTTAATCCACCTGAAGAATTATATGAGGAGTACGGGATAACTAAGCTATCTAAATCTTTAGAAGTTGTTTATGAGGGAGTAAAAGTTTTAGGCGGGGAAATGCTTAAATGGGAATTAGCAAAGAATATGATTCGACCTAAAAGTGATTACACTAAGGTTAAGATGAATTATAGCATCGTAGCACCTAGGATGTATAGAGGCAGAATAGAATCAATAGTAAGTCGTATAACCGGTTTTGCGGATATGATTCAATTAACGCACTTAAAGTTACAACAAGTAATGTCAAGGATGGTTCCTGATGGTGTTTATCTTGATGCTGATGGTTTAGCAGAAGTAGATCTTGGTAATGGAACTAATTACAATCCGCAAGAAGCGCTTAATATGTTTTTTCAAACAGGTTCTGTTATAGGTAGATCGTTCACTCAAGATGGTGATATGAATCCTGGTAAAGTGCCAATACAAGAAATTACAACTGGAGCTGGAGGGCAAAAAATGCAAAGCTTAATAACCAACTACAACTATTACATGCAAATGATAAGAGATGTTACTGGGTTAAATGAAGCAAGAGACGGCAGTACACCAGACGCTAGAGCTTTAGTTGGCGTGCAAAAAATGGCCGCAGCAAATTCTAATACAGCAACAAGACATATATTGGACGGTAGCTTATATCTAACGTCAGATTTATGCGAAGGATTATCATTAAGGATATCAGATATACTAGAATACTCACCTACAAGGGAAGCGTTTATACATAAGATAGGTAATCAAAACGTGGCAGTGCTTGAAGAAATGAGTGATCTATACTTATATGACTTCGGTATATTTATTGAGCTTCAACCAGACGAAGAGCAGAGAGCGGTTCTTGAAAACAACATTCAAGCTGCTGTTCAAAGTGGTCTTATAGACTTATCTGATGCAATCGATCTACGCGAAATTAAAAATATTAAGTTAGCTAACCAGTTACTTAAATTGCGTAGAACAGAAAAGCAAATGAAGGATCAGGAAATGCAACAGCAGAATATACAGGCTCAAGCTCAAGCAAATGCTCAGGCTCAGCAAGTGGCTGCTCAAGCAGAGATACAAAAAGGTCAAGCCTTGATACAACAAAAGATTGCATTAGAACAAGCAAAGGCAGAAATAGACCATCAAAAGCTTATGAGAGAAGCCACTCTTAAGAAAGAATTGATGCAATTAGAATTTGAAATGAATATGCAGCTTAAAGGCATTGAAGTTCAAGGTCGAAAATCTGAAGCAACAGATAAAGAAGATAGAAAAGACGAAAGAACTAAGCTACAAGCTACACAACAGAGTGAATTAATAAATCAAAGACAGAATGATTTACCTCCAAAAAACTTCGAATCCAGCGGAAACGATATACTTAGCGGAGATTTTAACTTAGGTTCCTTTGGGCCTAGGTAATAATAATAATAACAATTATATAATATTTTATCATGGCAGAAGAACAAGAACAAGAAATTCCTGTAGTAGCGGAAGCTCCTCAAGAGGAACAAAAACCATTGTCGTATGATGATGGCGTCATTAGAGTTAATCTAGACGAATTAAATAAACCAGCAGAAGAAGCTGTTACGGCTCCTAACGTAGTTGTAGAAGAAGTAGCTGAAACACCTGAGGTAATAGCTGATGAAACACCTCAGCGGCCAGAACCTATTCAAGCTGAAGAATCTTTTATTGAAGAGATAACGGAAGAAGAGGTGCAAGAACAAGTAGAAGATCTTCAAGAAGATGTACACGAAGCTCTCGCTGAACAACAAAATTCAGGAATTGAATTACCAGATAATATACAGAAGGTAGTTGAGTTTATGAATGATACAGGTGGAAGCCTGGAAGATTACGTAAAACTTAACACTGATTACGCTTCTTTAAATGAAGGGCAATTACTAAGAGAATACTACGAGTCAACTAAACCGCATTTAGACAGGGAAGAAATTGACTTCTTAATGGAAGATAACTTTTCGTATGACGAGGAGTTAGATGAGGATAGAGATGTACGTAAAAAGAAAATAGCACGGAAAGAAGAGTTAGCAAAAGCTAAAAATCATCTAGAAGGGTTAAAAACAAGATATTACGACGAAGTAAAAGCTGGGGTAAATTTAAACCCCGAGCAACAAAAAGCGATTGAATTTTTCAATCGATATAGTAAAGAAAACGAAGCAGCAACTAAAGTAGCTGAAAGTCAAGTGTCTGTATTTAAGAACAAAACAGAAAAGCTTTTTACCGATGATTTCAAAGGTTTTGATTTCAACGTTGGTGAAAAGAAATTCCGTTTTAAAGTAAACAATGCAGCCCAGGTTAAAGACACCCAAAGCGATATCAATAATTTGGTCAAGAAGTTCTTGAACGACAAAAATGAAATGAGTGACGCAGCAGGTTATCACAAGTCTTTATTTACAGCTATGAACGCAGACAAGATTGCAAACCATTTTTATGAGCAAGGCAAGGCTGATGCAATGAAAACAAGTGTACAGAACGCTAAAAACATTGATATGGGTCCTCGAGGCACTCATGAGAAAGTCAGTGACAACAGCGGATTCTCTGTAAAAGCAGTCCCGTCAAAAAGCACCAACAAGTATGGCTTCAAAATTAAAAAATAATAACTAAAAACAAAAAATTATGGCCGCAGCAGGTTCATTTACTGGGAGCGCAGGAGCATTAGCTCACTTAGTCCCACGACCAACACAAACATTATTTCAAGACAACTACTTAACACTAGCTGACTTAGACTTTACACAACAATTCTTACCTGAGGTGTATGAAAAAGAAGTAGAGCGTTACGGAAACCGTACGATCTCTGGATTCTTAAGAATGGTAGGAGCAGAAATGCCAATGGCTTCAGACGTAGTAGTTTGGTCAGAGCAAGGAAGATTACACGCAGCTTACGATCCAGTTGAGACTACAGCTACAACAGTTATAATCCCAGCAGTTGGGGGAGTTTCTCAAAATGTTATTGGACCAGGAGCTACTATCGTAGTTGCTTCAGCTAATGGTTTAGTGGTAGAAAAAGCTTATGTACAGTCTGTTGCAACAGTTGCAGGTGTAGCTACATTAACAGTAACTGGATATGCAACTCCAGCTATTACAGTGCATGCAGCTGCTAAAATCTTCGTATATGGTTCTGAATATGCAAAAGGAACATCTAACGCAGGTACTTCTGTCGATGCAGCTTTCGAGCAGTTTAATAACAAACCAATTATCCTTAGAGACAAGTATAATGTAAGTGGATCTGATACAGCTCAAATTGGGTGGGTTGAAGTTACTACTGAAGTTGGAACATCTGGATAC